AGTCGCGAAGGCTACAAGCCGCATGGCGTGTTCTTGCCGTATGGACCGACAGGGTCGGATGGCTCGTGGCTCACGGCAGATCCCGCGATCAAGCGGTATCTCGAACTGAGGGGAGCCGGGAACATCTCAGGAGAAGCCGCGAGCAAGTTCAACAGAAGCATGCGGACGATGACGAAGGACAAGGAGAAGCTCTACCCAGACTTTCCCGGTCTCGACTCGCCTGAGCTGAAGGATTGGCTCGACAAGACCTTCGAGAGGCGAAACGTGTTCGTCTCCAAGATGGGCAAGCAGCGGGAGCAGGACGCTGGCTTCCCCGACATCACTGCGCTGCGTCGTGCCGTGCAAGACCCAGAGCTGCGAGGCCTTCCGAAGGAAGGCGCTCCCATCGGCGATACCGGGCGCAAGCTCTACGAGAACTATGGCGGCCAAGCGATTGGCGAGATCTTCCCGCTCGACAGGTTCGCGAAGAGCAGGCCGAAAGTGCAGGACGATCTCCTGCGCGGCTCCACCACTTGGCTCGACAACCGGACGTATCCGATCCGCCTGAGCGGCGAGTACGAGGGCGGCTTCGATCAGCCGGTGCCGCGCTCGATCCTGTTCCGCGACTACATCGAGGGCAAGCGCGCGGCTGGCAAGGATCCGTCGAAAGACTATCGCGGCATCCAGATATCGCCGAAGTCTCAGGTCGTCGATCAGCAGCTCATCGATGAAGCGTCGAAGTTCATCGAGGACGCGCGAGGCCTCGGCATCACCGACATGCTGCGCGACAAGTTCGCCGATGGCGGCATGAGCGACAGCGAGCGCTTCCGCCGCGAGGCGAACGAGCGCATCGCCGCTGATCGCGCTCAGATGGAGATCCAGCGTGCGAAGCGCGCCGGAGCGCTACAGCGCGTGTCCGACTATGCGAAGGCATATGGCCGCGCGAGCTGGTCAGCGCTTGACGACAACGGCGAGGCCAAGCTCTTCATCGACGACGGCAATGTCAGGGTCCCCGGCATCGCCTACGACGCGATGCAGTTGCCGATGCTGCTGAACATTCCAAGCCAGATCTACGGCATCGGCGCATCGGCTCTTGCCAGCAAGTATCCGTCGCTTGCGCCTGCCGCTCAGTTCACGAGCGAGTGGTTCCCGCGCTTGCCCGAGAGCGTCACCTCGAAGATCGAAGAGTACGCAGGCAAGCCGAAGACCGAAATCGTCGAGAGCATTCTCAAGCAGGACAACCTCGAAGATCCGCACGGCCTCGCAGCTCACTTAGGCTCTTCGCTCGGCTCCATGCTGACGCAGGTTCCCGTTCCAGCCCGCGCGGTTCAGGCGCTGCAAGTTCCCACTGTTGGCGCGCTCAACGCCGCCCGCAAGGTCGCGCGCCCCGCCGTCGAGTATGCAGCGCCAATCGTCTCAAGCCCGAAGGGCGTCGCTGTCGGCACTGCGTTCGGCACCGGACTTGGCTACGGATCAGAGAAGGCGGAAGAAGGATTCCGAAGCATGAGCGACGAAGACCGCGTCGGATACGCAGAGGGCGGCGGAGCGAAGAGCAAGATCGGCCCGCTCGTGCAGCTCGCTCGCGGTGCCGCGCGTCGCATCGGCGAGGGCACCGGATACAAGAGCGTGCCGGGCAAGCCTGCGACGGTCGAGATCCCGACCATCGGTCGCGTCGAGACGCTGCCGATCCCCGAGCTGGAAGACGCGGCGGCGAACTACATGCGCTCCATCGGTCGCCCCGGCGAGAACGTCATCAGCGAGTATCCCGAGTTCGACGAGGATCTAGCGCGTCGTCTCGCGCGTGCCTACGACGAGATGAAGCACGACCCAAGCGATCCGCGCGTGATGCGCTCGTATCAGGCGCTCGCCGACGAAACGATGGCGCAGCTCGACGCGATCAAGAACAGCGGCCTCGACATCCGCTTCCTGAGGGAAGGCATGGAGGATCCCTACGCGCGCTCGCCCGGCCTCGGCTACGCCGACATCATCGAGAACAACCGCCTCTACACCTACCCGACCGACTTCGGCTTCGGCTCGACGGACGCGAACGCGGACATGCTTTCGACGTTCAAACACCCGATGCTCACGCCCATCGGTCGTCTCGGCGACAAGGACAACGCCGTCGTGAACGACGCCTTCCGCGTCGTGCATGATGCCTTCGGCCACTTCGGCCCCGGCAATCCGTTCTTCCGCCACAAGGGCGAGGAGCGCGCGTGGCTCAACCACGCGCCGATGTACTCGCCCGAGGCGCGTCCCGCCGCTGCGGTCGAGCTGCGCGGCCAGAACAGCTACGTCAACTTCGGCCCGAACGCTGGCAAGAACGCGACCGCGAGCGGCGCGGACACGATCTACGCCGACCAGAAGCTCGGGCTGATGCCGGAGTGGACGTGGACGGAGAGGTCGCAGAAGAAGCCCGTCGAGAAGGCCGAGGGCGGCGAGGTCTCGCAGGACGAGGCGCAAGCGCCGTCGCTGCGCGACGAGATCTCCGGCGCGCGCACGCTCGTGCAGCAGGGCGGCATCCCCGCGCTGCGCGAGGCAATTGACGCTGGCGACATCTCGCAAGCCGCAGGCCTCGCGCTGCTCTCGGAGATGGCGAGCGACGAGCCGCGCGAGGGCTTCGAGCTTGGCGGCCCGGTGAGCAAGACCAGCTACGACGGCATGCCCTTCAATCGCGCGTTCCGCATCGCGCGTCGCAACGCGCTCGCAGGCGGCGAGCAGACGTTCCGATGGAACGGCAAGCTGTACGGCACGAAGCTCAAGGAGGAGGTCGAGGCTGTGCGCCGCGACCGCCAGCAGCGCGCGACCCAGCGTCCGGTGAGCCTGCCCGCGAGCGCCAACCCCCAGCAGACGCCCGCCGCACCCGCCGCGCCCATGCCGGTCCCGCCGGGCGGCGAGGTTGCGTCAGGAGCGACGCAAGCGCCGATGGCTACCCAACCCCGCCCGGCACCCGCTTCGCCTCCCACGGCGCGTCCTAGCGCGTCGCAGCCCGCTCCTGCGGCGATGGTCACCCCGGTCGCTCCGGCGGTCGAGCCGTATCAGGGCTATCCGCTCGGCATGAACCAGCCGGTCGGCATGAACCAGCCGGGGCGCGCCTACTACACCGACCTCGACACGACCATGAACTACGGCTCGCGCCCGCAGTCCGTGTTCGACATGCAGATGGAGCGCTTCACCGGCCAGCCCTACGCAGCGATGTCGAACGAGGTGCCGCAGTTCAAGCGCGGCGGAAAGGTCCGCGACATCACGCCCGAGCAGCAGAAGGATCTGGACAGGCTCAGGGAATCCATCGACGAGTCGCTGCGGCGATACGGCAACGAGGGCGTCGCCTCCGATCAGTTCGATCCGCAGTCGCTCGCTCGCCACGAGCCGCTCATGCACGGCGAGCCTCGCCTCACGCGCGAGCAGGAGATGGAGTACTACATCAACCGCATGGAAGACGCCGCCAAGCGCGGCGCGTATGCGCGCGGCGGTTCGGCGAAGAGGGGCGCGTTGAGCGCCATGTCGCGTCGTGCCGCTCGATGACATCAGCCGCGACGATCTCGCGAAGCTCTCGATCAACGAGCTTCGCGTCATCGACTGGCGGCTGCGCTTCCTGAACACCGCGCGCGCGAACCAGACCGAGCCGAAGGGCGACTGGTTCGGCTGGGGCATCATGGCGGGACGCGGGTTCGGCAAGACGTTCTCCGGCGCGAACTGGACGCTCGACAAGGCGTTCTCGACGCCGGGTTCGATCATCCACGTCGTCGCGCCGACATGGGACGACGCGCAGCACGTCTGCTTCGAGGGACCGGCGGGCCTCGTGAAGATGGCACCGCCCGAGCTGGTCGTGGACTACAACCGCTCCGACATCATGCTCTCGCTCTACAACGGCTCGACGATCCGCGCGTTCTCCGCAGAGAAGCCTGATCGACTGCGCGGCCCGCAGTGCCACTACGCATGGTGCGACGAGCTGGCTGCGTGGCAGTACGCGCAGGAGACGTGGGACATGCTGATGATGGGCCTGCGCCTCGGCACCCATCCGCGCGTGTGCTTCACGACGACGCCGCGACCGATCCCGCTCGTGCAGGATCTCGTGAAGGATCGCAGCTTCGTGTTTACACGCGGCTCGACCTACGAGAACAAGGCGAACCTCGCGCCGACTTTCTTCAACCAGATCGTCAAGTACGAAGGCACGCAGCTCGGGCGGCAGGAGATCTACGGCGAGCTGCTGAACCCCGAAGAGAAGGGCATCATCAAGCGCTCGTGGTTCCGCCTCTGGCCCGCCGACAAGCCGCTGCCGAAGCTCACGTTCATCGTGATGTCGCTCGACACCGCGTTCACGGAGAAGACGCGCGACAAGAAGACCGGCGAGGGCGACCCCACCGCGTGCAGCGTGTGGGGCGTGTTCGAGCACGACAAGAAGAAGAACCTGATGCTGCTCGACTGCTGGCAGGACTGGCTCTCGCTGCCTGACCTGATCGAGAAGGTCCGCGCCGACATGAAGGTCGAGTACGGCGACGTGGACGTGCCGGTGATCAAGCCGATGTTCGGCCCCGCGCTCGTCCGCAACAGCGGCAAGAAGGTCGATGTCCTGCTGATCGAGGACAAGGGCAGCGGCATCTCGCTCAGGCAGATGCTGGAGCGCGAAGGCATCCTCGCGCACGCCTACAACCCCGGCAACGCGGACAAGCTCTCGCGCCTGCATGCGGTGTCGCACATACCGGCGAACGGTTTCGTGTGGCTGCCCGAGAGCCAGAAGATCTCGGGCCAGCCGAGGACGTGGGCCGAGCCGCTGCTCGCGCAGCTCTGCATCTTCACTGGCGAGGGATCAACGCGGCACGACGACTACGTTGACAGCACGACGCAAGCGTGGCGTCTGTTCGCTGATCGCAGCATGATCTCGTTCACCAACCCGCCGAAGGCCGCGCCGCTGGAGAACGCTCCAGCGAAGCCCAAGGCGAACCCCTACGCGGCGTGAGGCAGACATGGATCGCAGCAAGCTCGGCGCGTTGAAACAGCTTGCTCGCACGGCGCTTGGTCACAAGGACGTGACGGAGCGCGTGCCGCAGCTCACCAACGCAGCGCAGAAGCTGCGCGAAGGCACGCTCACGCGCGAGGAGTACGACGCGCTCGTGAACCTCTACAAGCCGGTCTCGCCGTATGAAAACGCGCCCATGCCAACATCGCGCGAAGATGCGCTCGCCGCGCTCTCCGAGCCGAAGCGCGCCCAGTACGGCGCAGCCGCAGACATTCCCGCTGGCGAGCGCACGGAGCTGCGGCTCGACATCCCTGCGTACACGCGCAGCGGCGCGTGGGTGAATTCGGTGCATCGTCCGCAAACCAAGCAGCCGACCGCGTACTCGTCCGCTTCGTCCGCAAGAAACGTCGATATGATCCTGCCGGAGAACAAGGCGCTCGATGTCGCGGCGGGAGGGGCAAAGTCTCCGTTCGCGGTGATGCGTGGCGAGTGGAACCCGGTGAGCGACGACGAAGCTCTTGCGCGTATGATGCAGGCCCTCGAAGAGTCGCAGCGCTGGCGGCAGATTGGCATGGACCCAGAGCGGCACAGCTACTTCTACGACCGCGAGACGATGGAGCCTATCGTCGGCGCGAAGGAAGTCGTACAGGTCGGCCCGCTCGTCGTCGGCAGAGACGTGACTAACGCAAGCAAGCGAGACTTCAAGTTCTCGCACGGCGGCGCGCTCAACATGATGAAAGGACGCTGACATGTCTCAACGCCCGAAGAACAGGCTCACCGGAGCGCTCAGTGCCTTTGCGGCATACAGGAAGGGGCTGATCGACAAGGCCGAGTTCGAGCGCCAGTCGCGCGGCGAGACGCACTTCCCCGTCGCCGCGAGCCACGGCACGCGCCGTCGCTTCGACGAGTTCAAGAAGGGCGACCTCGGCTTTCACTTCGGCACCGAGGAGCAGGCGAAGAGGCGTCTCGAAAACACGAGGCCCTACAACCTCACGGCGGAAACCGACAAGGACGCGCGCATCATGGACGTGCGCCTCAACGCACGAAACCCGCTGCTGGTGAACAGGGATGTCGGCGCTTGGGAAGATCCAAGCTCCGCAGCAAGCGGGCTGCTCGGAGGGAATAACGACCTGCTCGCGAAACTCAGCAAGCAGCAGCGCAACGACCTCGAAGAAATCTATTGGGCCGCCGGAACAATCTACCAGCCGCGCTGGGACATCGACGACATCTACAACGCTCCAGAGATGAAGCGCATGCGCGAGATCTTGGAGAGCCACGGCTACGACAGCATCCGCTACCCGAACGCCGTCGAGAACCTCTACGGCGCGACACCCGGCGTGTCTCCGCGAGGTCTGGAGATCATGCGCGGGCTGGATGAGATCAAGCGGAAGCTCGACGCGAGCCGCCGCGCCGACTTCGTCCGCGACAATCCGTTGAGCGTCACCGAGATGCTCGACAAGGATCCGAAGTACCAGAAATGGATCGAGGGAGACTACAAGCCGTCGCCCTCCGAAGCCGCCGTGTTCAAGAAGTATCGGATGTGGGAGCAGGGCAAGCGCCCGATGACGCCCGACGAGCGCGCTCGCTATCAGGACATCGACAAGCGCTGGCAGATCGTCGAGAACCGCGCGAGCAACGACCCGTTGTCGTGGATCGTGCTGCGCCCCGAGAACGTCCGCCTGTCGAAAGCCGAGTTCGATCCCGAGAAGCTCTCCAGCCCGAACCTGATGGCGGGCATCGGTGCTGGCGCGGTCGGCCTCGGCGCGGCGGCGAACGCGGCGAGCGAGCGCGAGGAGCGCGAGGGCTACGCCGATGGCGGCGCGGTCTACGACAACCTCGTGCGCCGCGTCGCGGCGTCGTTCTCCGATGGCGGCTACGCCGAGGGCGGCGATCCCGATGGCATCAACAGCGAGCCTATGGCTTCAGGCGGCACGCTTGAGCTGGCCGATGGCGGCTCGGTCTACGACAACCTCGTGAAGCGCGTCGCGGCGTCGCTCCCCGATGAAGGCTACGCCGAGGGCGGCGGCGTGGACTGGAACAGCTACGCGCAGACCTACCAGCAGATGATGGACCCGACCTACTCCGGCTCGACCGGCCTGACCTACACGCAGCCGCTCGGTGCGCCGCAGGTGACCGACAACGCCATCGCGAGCGGCCTGTCGTCGTTCACTCCCGGCAGCGCGGGGGATGGAGGCGCGCGCTCAGGGGCAGCGCCGAACGATACGCAGAACGTCTCGGCTGCCAGCCTCGGCATTTCCCCGGCCAATCTCGGCATGGGCCTCGGCACGATTGCGTCGCTGGCGACAGGCGTGCCCGGCCTTGGCCTTGTCGGCTCGGCGCTCGGCACGATGTCTGAGGTCAGTGAAATCAACGAGGCTCTCAACTCAACGGGGGCGCAGCCGCTTGGCTGGGGGCAGACCTTGTCCGCCATCGGCAACAACCTGTCCTTCGGGCTTGCTGGCACTCCTGCCGAGCATTCGATGATCGACAACACCAGCGCGATGGTAGACGCAGCTCGCGCTAGCGGCACGGGTGGGTACAGCCCAGAAGGAGGGTACGGCGGCCCTGCCGGGAGCTTCGGCGGCGGCTATGGAGGCGACCCAGTTAGCGCAGGCCAAGGCGGAGGGTGGGGAACAGAGTGATCTTGATGAATTGCCTCCGCGTTGAAACGCGGATAGCTTGATCGAACCCCGAGAGGATCGCGATGTCCGACGAGATGAACGAGCAGCCCGAGACCGCCGACGAGAGCGTCCTCGACACCGAGGACGGCGGCGCAATCGTCACGCTTGACGACGCCGAGCCACCGAGCGGCGAGCAGGGCTTCTACGACAACATCGTCGGCACGCTCGACATCGCGACGCTGCACGAGATGTCGCGCACCATGCTCGACCACATCGAGCGCGACCGCGAGGCGCGCAAGAAGCGCGACAAGCAGTACGAGGAAGGCCTGCGGCGCACCGGCCTCGGCGAGGACGCTCCCGGCGGCGCGCAGTTCGATGGCGCGTCGCGCGTCGTGCATCCGATGCTCACCGAGGCGTGCGTGGACTTCGCGGCTCGCGCGATGAAGGAGCTGTTCCCTGCCAACGGGCCGGTGAAGGACTACATCCCCGGCGAGGTGACGCAGGAGAAGCTCGACAAGGCGCAGCGCAAGACGAAGCACATGAACCGTCAGTTGACGGTGACGATGGAGGAGTTCCGCTACGAGCTGGAGCAGCTTCTCACGCAGCTTCCGCTCGGCGGCGGCCAGTACATGAAGCTGCGGTGGAACGAGGCCAAGCGCCGCCCCGACTCGCTCTTCATCCCCATCGACGACATCTACCTGCCGTTCGCGGCGACTTCGTTCTACACCGCCGAGCGCAAGACGCACGTCCAGTACATCACGCGGCAAGAGTACGAGATGCGCGTGCGCTCTGGCATGTACATCGACGCCGACCTCACCGCGACGCCGTCCACGCCTGACCGCTCCGCGTCGAGCATCGCCAACGACAAGATCGAAGGCCGCGACGAGAGCGCCTACAACGAGGATGGCCTCCGCACGATCTACGAGATCTACGCCTCGCTCGACATCGGCGAGGACGAGAACGGCGCGCCGCTGCCGTACATCATCACCATCGATCACCACTCCGAAGAGGTGCTGTCGATCTACCGGAACTGGGAAGAGGACGATGAGCTTCGCAAGGAGCTTGACCATATCGTCGAGTTCCCGTTCGTCCCGTGGCGCGGCGCGTACCCCATCGGCCTGACGCACATGATCGGCGGGCTGTCGGCTGGCGCGACCGGCGCGCTGCGTGCGCTGCTCGACAGCGCGCATATCCAGAACTTCCCGACGCTGCTCAAGCTCAAGGGCGGCAGCGCTGGCGGCCAGTCGCTGAACCTTCAGGCGACGGGCGTCACCGAGATCGAGGGCGGGCTGAACGTGGACGATGTCCGCAAGCTCGCGATGCCGGTGCCGTTCAACCCGCCGTCGCCCGTTCTCTTCCAGCTCCTCGGCCTCCTGATCGACGCGGGGCGCGGCGTCGTCCGCACGACGTTCGAGAACCTGACGGACGGCCAGAACCAGAACATGCCGGTCGGCACCACGCTCGCGATGATCGAGCAGGGCATGACCGTGTTCTCCGCGATCCACGGTCGCCTGCACAACTCGATGCAGCGCGTTCTCAAGGTTCTGCACCGCATCAACAAGCTATACCTCGATGAGAAGGTCGTCGTCGAAGAGGACGGCGAGCTGATCGTCAAGCGCGAGGACTATCAGGGGCCGATGGACGTGGTCCCGGTGTCGGACCCGAACATCTTCTCGGAGATGCAGCGCTTCGCGCAGGTGCAGGCCGTCGCGCAGCGCGCGGCGCTGATGCCGCAGCTCTACGACGTGCGGAAGGTGGAGGAGATGATCCTCCGCCGCCTGAAGATCCCCGATGGCGAGAAGCTGCTCGCCGAGGTGCCGCAGCCCAAGAAGCTCAACGCGGTGAACGAGAACCTGTCCGCGACGATGGGCCGTCCGCTGATCGCCT